GTCTTGGAGCTGGTGATTTACCTGAAGACGCACAACGTTCAGCGCTTGAAAGAACTGCAAGCTTAAGCGGCGGCGGTGGTGTTTCTGCACTTGCTGAACAACTCATCAAGCGGAGGAAGCGCAATGTCTAAGAAACGGACTCAGGCACAAACGCCAGCACCAAAAAAAGACCAAGTCAAGGGAAGTGCAAAGAATCCAAAGGGAAGCGCAAGCGGTGCAAGAGGTGGAATCAAGATCAGTGGTCAAGCTGTCAAGTCACTCGAAAACATGAGAGACAAGCACAATGACAGATATAAAGCCAAAAGCAAAAAGGTTGATCTTGGCACACTTAAAGCGGTGTTCAGACGTGGCGCTGGAGCTTTTTCAGTTAGTCATAGACCAGGCATGAATCGTACTCAGTGGGCGCTTGCTCGTGTTCGTACTTTCTTAAAACTTGTCGGCACAGGTGAGAGAAAAAAAGCATACAACACTGATCTTGATCTATTGCCAAAGGGACACCCACAAAGAACAGAAGCCAAAGCTGAAGCGCTTTCGATTCCTGACAAGTACAGTCACATTGACTTCACTCCGCCAAAGGGAGCTCAAGAGGCCGCAAAGCGAGCGCTTGAAGTCAGAGCAAGCAAGCCACCAAGTCAACGAGGCATGACTGACGTGGGTATTGCAAGAGCAAGAGACTTGGCAAATGGCAAGCGCTTGTCACCCGACACAGTCAAAAGGATGCTTGCATACTTCACACGCCACGAAGTGGACAAGCAAGGTTCAACTTGGAGTGACAAGGGTAAAGGCTGGCAAGCTTGGCAAGGCTGGGGAGGTGACCCAGGATTCTCATTTGCAAGGAAAGTTGTAAATCAAATGAAACGTGCTGATGAAAAAGCGACAAGTCTTCGTGCTTATGGTGAAGCAATTCAACTCACTCATTTAAGTGAACCAAGTTATGATTTGCCCGAAGGACTGACCATCGGAAAACCATTCAAAACACTTGCTCTTGGTCAAGTCTCATCAAGAATGAATGGTGAAAACATCGGACAAGAGATTGATCATGAACTACTCTCTGAAATGATCAGAGTATTCAACGAGCGAAGACAAAGCGACCCTGTCATCATAGACTGGCAGCATGCTACATCACCTTTTCAAGGTGGATCTCCAGCGCCACCCGAAAGCGGCAATGCTCTTGGGTTAATCGTAGATCTTGAACTTCGTGAAGATGGCCTCTACGCAACACCAGCATACAACGAACGTGGCCTTGATGTAGTCAAGTCAGCTGGTGGCGTTTTGTGGTCAAGTCCTGAGTTTCTGAATGGTGAAGTCTTCTCAAGAGATGGCGGATCAAAAGTCGGAGACGCTCAACTTTTAGCAATTACACTCACTCCTAGACCTGCGCAATCGAACGATAAAATTGGCAGGGTACTTTTAAACGAAAGGATAGATTCAATGGACAACATTGAAAGCTTATCTGTTGAAGAACTTCGCCAAATGCTAGTTTCAAAAGATGCTTTGGTCAAAGAACTTGAACAAAAGATGAAAGACATGATAGCTGAATCTGAATCTGCAATGGTCGATAAAAAAGAAGAGGCCATGAAAGAAGAAGACGAAGACAAAAAAGAAAAGATGGCTGAGTCTAAAGACGAAGACAAAGAGAATAAACTTGCTCACAGTCCCGAACATGACGAGAAGAGAGAAGACAAGAAGTCTTACAAGATGTCAGAGCAATTGTCTGAATCAACTCTACTCAGTGAAGTGACTGCACTTCGTGAAAGCAACGCTAAACTTTCAGAGCGTCTTGAAGCAATCGAAGCTGAAAAGCGTGAAGTTGAAAAGCGTGAAGCAATCAACAATCTTTTAAATGAAGGCAAAATTACACCATCAGAAGCGGCTGTTGCTGGCAAGGCTTTTGAATTGCGTGAATTGCAATCTGAGTTTTGGACTATGTTCAGCGAGCGACCAGCAAACAGCGCATTGCCTCTTGTTGAAGTTGGACATGGCGCAAGCGGTCAAGAGATCAACAAAGCAACTCTTGATCAAGAAGTTCGCAAGCTCGCAACTGAAAAAGCTGTCAGCTATTCAGAAGCGCTTGACCTATTCGCTAAATCTAATCCTGACTATTACAACAAAGTATTTGGAGCTTAATCATGAATAACATCATTAAGACTTTCGTGGCAGATGGAGCAATCACTGAGTTTGCTCTTGTTTCAACAACAAACGCTGGCAAGGTCACTGTGACCACAGCAAGAGATGACTCTCGTTGTATCGGTGTTGCTCAAAGAGCTTGCTCAGATGGTGAAGTTGTTGACGTGCTTATTCAAGGTGAATCACGAGTGATTGTCGGTGCTGGTGGCTTAGCCGCTGGTGATACACTTGTCATGGCCACAACTGCGGGCGCTGTTGTTCCACATCAAACAACTGGCAGCTATTCAATTGGTCAAATCTTACCGACCATCAATCAAGCCTCTTCAAGCGCTAATGAACAAGTATTGATCAAGTTCACTGGCCCGAATAACTTACTACCTTAAGGAGTTGAACAATGGCTTCATCATATTCTAATTTACATCCAGTTGATCAGATCTTAACTAGCTTAGTTCAAGAGGTAGTTCCAAGTGATAATCAACTTATTGCTGACAAGATCTTTGAAACAATCAAGGTGCCTGAGCGCTCAGGTACTCTACTAGTTGAGAACACTAGAAACTTCATGGGTGCTGGCGCTGGTCTTGATCTTGAGCGAGCACCAGGATCAAGCCGCACTTCAATTGGTGGCTTTGATCGCACTAGCCAAACTTTCAAAGCGAAAATCTACAGCGCTAGCGATTCTATCGCAATGGAAGACATCTTTGACAGTCAATATCCTGGCTCTGAAGAAGCTCGCATTGCAAAGAAAGTAGCTCGTGTTATGAAGCTTGCTCGTGAAAAACGTGCAGCTGATTTATTGTTTGGTACAAGCAACTTTAACAATGACACAGCAACAAACGAGTTTGGAAGCAAGTTTAACGCAGCTGGTGCAGAGGCTTTAAGCTTTCTTCACGAATTAAAAGACACTGTCTTTGAAGCGGCTCATGGCATTAATCCCGACACTCTTGTCTTCGGTCGCCAGCTCTTCAGAGAGCTTGCGCGCAATCCTGAGATTCGCGGCTATGTTCAAGTTGGTACTACTCCAAATGGCATTGCAAGCGGAGAGCGCATCTTAAATGATGAAGCGGTCATTACTGTGCTTCGTGATGTTCTTGGTATTCCAAACATTCACGTTGGCCAAGCTCGTCAAGACAATGCGATCCCTGGCGCTACTAGCTCAGAAGCTTACATTTGGACTGGTGATGCTCTCTTCATGGGTATTCTTAAAGGTTCAGACGCTATTGTTCAGAAGTCGGGCAACGTTAAAGGCATGCCTGTTGCGGCTCTCAACATCGCATTTTCTGACATGGTCAGTGGTCAATATGACAGCCTTGATAAAACTCGCCGCTATGTTTGGGGTGAAGAAGTGAACACTTTCCACGCTGTTGACTCGACTCTTGGTCGCATCATCACTGACTGTCTATAAACAGCGGTGAACTATGTCTTGCTCTTGTGGTCATCAACATACAAACGCAACTTTATTGGCTGAATCTGACGCTGATAAAGAAGCAATTGCTGATTTGACTCGACAAGCAAAAGCTGAGTCAGGCCCGATGGCCACACTGATCAGAGCAAGACGAGATCAATTGAAAGCTGAGGTGAAAGCTGAAGAAGCTTTTGCCAAAGCATTAAAAACATCTGCGATTGATTTATCTAAAACAATCGAAGCCGCCATCAACACAGGACGTGTTCAATCCATACTTGGATATAATGATCAGCAATTATTGGAGTTCATACTTCAAAGCGGTCTTGGTCTTGCTGTTGATGAGTTTATTGAACAGACTGACTTAATAAGACAAGCTGTTCAGGAATCAATTTCAGCAATTAAAGCTGACGTTAACTTTTCAGCAATCGCTTCTGACATGGAAGCAATACAAGCAATTACAGCGCAAACAGTTTTTGATGATGTCATTCTTCCACCTGTGAAAAAAGGCATTGCAGAAAGCTTGCGTGATGTCATGCTTGAAGTACCATCGACAGTGATTGCAAGTAATTTACAACTGAAGCTTGAGCGCTCAACAGGCCGACAGCTGACACAAATAAAAACAGAAATTAGTTCATATGGTCGCTCAATCAATGCCGCTGTTGCTGAGCAAGCTGGGCTTGATCATTATTTATACACTGGGCCAAAAGATGGAATAACAAGACCATTCTGTCGACAGTTAATCAATCTCGTTGTGGACAAGCAACAGATGAATAAGCTCAATAATGGACAAGGTTTATCTGTTTTAATTAGCGGCGGCGGCTATAATTGCCGCCATAGTTGGAGTCCAGTCAGCGAAGGCTTCATTGAAGCGGCCAACTTGACCAAAGCAACTTCAAGCGACATCACAAGAGCAAACGCAAAAGCAAAGAGGTAATCATGATCAAGGTAGCGACAGACGACAATTTGCTTTTTGAGTGGAACTCACCAGCACCGACAACAGGAGCTGTGACACTCGACATCTTTGGCGCAGCGGGTGATGTCAGCATCACATTGACACAAAGCAGAGCTGATTTGACTGTGACAGCTGTTGCAAATGACAGACGCACATTGACATTGAGCGCAAGCGCAACAGCTCTTCAGTCTGATCAAGTCAGAGCATTCATCATCACAAATGGCGATTCGCACTTTGCTGTCAAAATCTCTCGAATCGTAGACACAACAGCAATACTCGCTGAACCATTGCCAAGAGAAATTGACTTAAGCACAAGCGCCACACTTCAGTTTGCAATGTATTATGGCACAGTGACAACAGCGCAAGTGACAGACACTCCTGGCTATTATCCTTTTACAATTAGCTATACAGCTGATCTTGGAAGTCAGAACCAAGCACGAAGCGAAAAGGGGTTGATTAAAGTCACAAACAGACCCTTTGACACTGGTCTTGATCATGACGAATTGGTCAACACGTTTGCAAATCTTGCAGACATGATTCCAAGAAGACAGTCAAGCTTTGAGCCACAAATCAAAGCGAGTCTTGAAGAGATGGTGCTGACAATCAGAAATCATTTAACAGCTGACGACATCACAGAAGATGAAGTATTCAATCCTGAGAGCTTCAAACTTGCTCACGCTTATTGTGCAGCGGCAAGAGTTTATGAACAAGCTCTTCAACTTGACGCAGCTCAAGCGATGAGGACACGCTGTGAAGAGCTGACAGACAAGGCACTTGCAACGATTTCACTTGATCTTGATGGAGATGGCATTGTTGACAGCGGTGAAGAGATCTTGCCAAGAAGCGGTGGAAGCGCTCGTGACTTTCGGGCTTCATGGCGCTTTTACTCAAAGACAGCTAGTGATTCATTCTTTACACCAAAGCGAGGTATGAAACACTGATGCAAGCAAGAGTTAATTTAAATCTACCAAGAGCGCTTTGGACAAGACGAGACAGTCTTGTGCTTGCGTCGAATACACTTGCTTCAATCAAGATGAGGACAAGCAAGGGCATTGACGCAAATGGAAGAAGCTTCAGAGCATATTCAACGAGGCCTCTTTATGTTGTGAAGCGTGGCGCAAGACTCAAACCAAAAGGCGGCCGCTTGTCTCGAACAGGTAAAAGTGTGTTTTATCAAAAAGGTTATAGACAATATAAACACGAAAGTAGACGACGAGGTAATCCAGGAGAGAGCGCTGAAGTTGATCTAGTATTAAGCGGAAATATGCTCAATAGCTTTGTTGTTAAGCAAGCAACAGCAAACGGATTCAAGATCGGTTTAACACAGCATGCTAATTATGGTTATAACGTCAACGCTGATCGTGAGTTTATAGGCCTGACAGATCAAGAAGTTGACATTCTTGTAAGAGCTGTGGACTTTGATTTGCGGAGAAAACTACAATGACACAGGGTATCTTTTCAGCGCTTGAGTATTTAGAAAACTCAATTGAAGCAATCAATCCAAAGACAGATTCACATCATGGCTTTGTTGCAATCAATCGCGGCGGTGGCTTCACAACAAGTTTGGAAGACAGGCCCAATTCAACAAGATACTTTGAACTTGCAATTGATGGCTTGCCAATTGACGATGGCGCAGCTGGTATTAGTGGGCGCAAGCGTACAAGGATTCAATGTCGTGTCAGATATGACATACCTCATGACTCAGGATTCTTGACTAGACAAATCAATGAAGATGTTGCTGATTTAATCGACAAACTAAAAGGCCCACAATATTCACTAGCAACAACAGGCATAATTAGCTTGATCCCTCTTCAATCTACACTTGAA